TCCTCAATGTGGCAGCCGATCTGGACCCCCAGGTCATCAGGGTTCGGTTCTTTGCCGCAGGCCTTGAGCCAGTCGGCGGTGCGCTGGTAGTTGGTCACGCCTCACCCCCTTCCGCGGCGACCGACTTGGCCCGCTGCCACTTAGGCAGGATCGGATACATCTTGCCGTCGTGGTCAATCAGCATGGGCTCCGTCAGGGTGTCCCTGCGCATGACCGTGCAGCCATGGATCTCGCCAGGCTCAAAGCCTTTCTCGACGTTCATCTCAGTGCGCAGTTCTTCCATCCACCAGCCTGGCGCGGCGATGACGGGCAGCGGGGTATCGCTCCACTTCTCTGGCGGGATCAGTTCCTTCAGCGCTTGCAGGCTGTGCTGCACGTTGGCAATCGCATACGTGGTGCTCATTTGTTGCTTTCGTAGTTGAAGTTGTCGGTGTCGCCCAAACGCCACTTGGCATGCTGCTCGACTCGGTACTTCTTGGTGGCGACCTTGAAGTCGGGATGCTTCATGTCCTGCGGGTTGAACGCCGGGTCAAAGAACTGGCAGCGGTTGTTGGGCTGCAGCGCGAACTGGCCGTTGTCCAGTTTCAGCACGTTGTAGCTCTTGTGCTCATCGACCGACTCGCTGAATCCGAAGTCGGGGATGCGCGGGTCGGGGCTGCAGGTGTCGAGCGTGAACATGAACTCGCCCTGGTAGATCTGCTTGTCCTTGGCGAAGAACTGCGCACGCAGGCCCTTGAGCAGGGGCTTCTCGACCACGGTGACGTGATAGCTCAGCGCGTCCCAGATCTGCAGCACATCCAGCGGCAGAGCGTCGTATATCTGGCCGCTCCAAGTGAACGCACTGATCGGCAGCTTGTCGAACAGCGCTCCGTACTGTGGCAGGTAGGTCTCAAAGCGGAAGGCCTCGCCCTTGATGGACTTGACCGAGCACCAGATGCCCTCAACCATCGGCGCATCTTCGTTGCACTGGAAGTCGTACAGGTACTCCGGCCGGACCAGCACCTTGATGGGTGGGAGGGGGCAGACGAAGCTCATGATTTTGTCTCCAGTTCAATCAGCTTGTCGAGGTAGTGCCGGGCCTTGCGCAGGTCGTCGACCCCGCCCTTCTCGCGCCAGCGGGTCACGTACTTGACGATGTTCCCTTCGAAGAATCCCAGGCCGTTGGCCGCGATGAAATCCCATGGCTGGATGGGCTTTTGCTGGTAGTGGCTGCCTGCCACCTGTATCTCGTTTGCGCTCATGGCTCTCCTTAGAAAGGAATTTCGCACCAGCACCAGTCGTCGCAGCCGGATAGCTGCACCTCCTGGGGCGGCGATGCTTCGTGTTTGCTGCACCAGCCAGATCTCTGACCGTGCTCGCACTCTTTGCAGGACTTGTTTTTCAACACCCCCTGCCAATACTCCATCTCGCGGCGTGCGAGGTTGATCTTCACTTGAATCTCTGCGGGTCTCATGCTGCTTCCCCATCATGCTGCCAGTAGTAGCTGACGATCTTCGGATACTTGTCGTTTTTGGTGACCAGTATTGCGGCCGGCTGGTGCAGGATGTTGGCGTCGTAACCCAGCCACTCCGCAGCTTCCTCCGTGCTGCCAGGGATGGCGTCGATCTTTGACCGCTGCGTCCACCACTTCTCGGCCTTGACCCTGGCGTAGCCGGTGTGCGACAGGCAGCACCACTCTGACGCCACGCGCAGCAGGCCGTCGTAGTATTCGACACGCAGGCTTGGCGGGCTTCCGTCCTTGTGGTGGATTCGGTAGCGCATGTCGGTGACCACGCAAGACCGAAAGAGGTCTTCCTGCTGGCTGCTCAGTACAGCGGCAGCGCTGGCCTCGGCGCCGTGCTTGATGCGCTCGGGCTCCGGGAACATGAAGCCGCAGTCCAAGCACTGCATGGCAGCGGCAGAGGTCTTGCTGCCGCACTCAGGGCACAGCTTGCTCGGCGCCTCGCCCTTGCGCCCGCCCGTAGCGATGCGCCCCTTGACGGCGTCCACCGGCCCCATCAGCGCGGTCGTGTCGGTGAAGTCAGCCCACAAGCAGTCGGTCTTGCCGGGCGCCAGGCGCATGCCGCGGCCAGCGATCTGCACGTACAGGACCGGGCTCTTGGTGGCCCGCAGCAGGGCGATGAAGTCCAGCTCGGGCACATCGAAACCGGTGGTCAGCACGGCCACGTTGACCAGGCAGCGCAGGCGACCCGCACGGAAGGCCGCAATCAAGGCTGCACGCTCCGCTTTGGGGGTGTTGGCGCTCACCATATCAACCGACACGCCGCGGCGCTCCAAGGCCTCGCAGACGTGCTTGGCGTGCTCGATCGTGACGGCGAACACCAGCCAGCGCTTGCGGTCGGCCGCGAGCTGCACGATCTCGTCGCAGGTAGCCTCGACCAGGTCCTCCTTGTCCGTCACCTTGGCCAGCTCGCTGACCACGTAGTCGTCGCCCGACATTCGCACATCGCGGGTTTCGATGCGGGCCACGGTGGTGGCGGGCACCAGCGGCGACAGGAAGTTGAGTTCCAGCAGCTCACGCATGGTGACCCGGGTGGCCACGTTCGTGAACAGGGGCTCGTCGCCTGCGGTCAGCCACACGCCGTTGCCGCGAAAAGGGGTGCCCGTCCAGCCGATCGTGCGGGCGCTGGGGCAGTAGATGGCCAGGTCGGACAAGAACTTGCGCCACATGCCCGTGTCCTTGGAGTTGATCAGGTGGCAGTTGTGGACCGACTTCCCGTTAGCGAAGTAAGAAGGATGTCCACTGACTCGAATGTTGAATACAGCCTGAGAGCCTCTTGATTCGACACGCGATATATTGACCAGCCGAGGGAAGAGAGCAGTTTGGTCTTGCGAGCGTCCTGACTGCGACGCTCCAGCGAGCAATGAGAGCCACCGTCCAGTTCGACTCCGATCATCATTGTGATGTTGGCGATGTCGATCTTGTAGTGAGATGGATACCCGCTGTCGGATCGCATCATTGTCTTGACCGGAAACTCGGACTCCCACCCCTCGCCCAGCGCGTGCAGCAGCGCAAGCTGTGGCAAGGGCAGCAATTGCCCGTTGCCCCCACGCTTGATTGGCCTGTGCTTGATTTCCCGCAGTTTTGCCCTCAGACGCTGCCGCGTTTGATTGTTGCTCATTGGGTTCTTGAGCTTCTTTGCACACGACAGCGAGCAGCATTCTTGCTTTTTCCAAGTCGGCTCCGGACAGGCTGACAAGATCTTTCCGCTCTCGTCCTTCTTGATCCACGGGGTAAACAGACTCCCACAGAACGCGCATGCCTTCGACGCTGAAAAGATGCGCTCCGTTCTCCAGTTCCTTGGCTGCGACCCATCCTTTTGTTGTAAAGATTGGGTGGTCTCCGGTGCATCTGAGTGATGTTCCATCGTCAAACTCTAGTTTGTAGAAATCGGTTACTGGCTTTGAAAAGACGGACTCAACAATGCCAATGCCACATTGATTATATACGGCATCGCCGCAACGCAACATATCAATGCGGCGATTTCCAGATGGCGTGGAAATCAGCGTTTCCCCAGTAAAGCATTCGTCGGCGAGCACGATGTCGATGCGCCCCAGCTTGTGGGCGTGCTTCCAGATCGAGCCGATCGTGGCGTAGGTGATCTGACATCCCAGGTCCTTGCGGCCGGCACCGGCGCTGTAGATCCCGACATTGGCCTCGGGCCAGATGGTGACGATCTTGTCGACGTTCTGCTCCAGCAACTCCTTCTGGTGGACCAGCACCAGCACCCTGGTGCCAGGGAACTCGGCGTCCGCCCGCTGCGCTAGGGCCGCGATCATCAGGCTCTTGCCGGCGCCGACGCAGGCCTCGACGATGGGGTTGCCGCCCTCGTGCCGGTTGAACCAGTCCCAGAGCTCGTCGAGCGTGCGGCTCTGATACGGACGAGGGATCATGCCTCACTCCAAAGCTGCTTTTGTTGCAGCAACTTAGGCATTGTGATGCTTTTGAGATGAAGAAAAAATTTGTGCTTGTAGTAGGAGCCAACCTTTGTGTGGCCAAGCTCTTCCATCTGCATTTTTGTTCTGTTCACGGTTGCCTTTGGCGCCACTTGTCGACCCGTCCTGTCTAGCCATCTCGGGTATGGCCCAGTCCGACCGACGTAGCTCCAGTTTGCAGCCTTGTAAACGTGACCACTGTGATTCTGCGATTCGTCGGCATAGGTAACTAGAGAAACAAACCTACCGTCGCGCTCGATCAGTTTCACGCTTTTGGACAGCAAGAATGAGCACGCATTTTTGGGAACTCCGGGGAGGACCACCATGCGGGTGAGCGACAGCACTTGCTTCCACCTCTCTTTGTTTACGCTTTCGCAGGCCACGCGAGTTGGTGGGAGCCACCACGCAACGCCATAGCATTGGCCGTCTTCTTTTTTGAATAGGCCGTGCGTATACACCGCGGTGTTGCTGCCGCCACCCGAATAATGGTGTCGACGAACCATGTCTTGAGCAACTGCAAGCGGCACATCTGCTACGTACCAGTCGTTCTTTCTGAACTTATCGCTCATGCCACTACCCTCGCATCGAAGAAGCCCTGCTTTTGCAGCTCGCCCTTGAGCTTCGAGGCATCGGCCAGCATGACCTTCTGCTCGCAGGCCTTGATCTCCAGCGAGCTCAGCGCGCCGTCGCCCTGGCCGTTGGCGAACGTGCCGTGCTCGTGGTCGTAGACCACATCACCATTGACATAGTCCTTCTGCTTTCCGTAGCGCTCAAGCAGGATGGGGATGTACCGATGCGTGCTGCAGCGGTGCGACTCGCGCTGGGCGATCAGGCCCACCTCGCCGTACTCGCGGCAGTTCCACTTGCCTTCCTCGCCCTCGACCACTGGCGTGCTGTGCGCGCAGGTGCGGCAGTTGACGGCCGGGGCCTTCTCGCCGTGGCAGTGCTCGTGGAAGTCGCACATCTTGCACACGAACCAGGACGGGTCGTTGCTGACACGCAGGGGCGGCTCGTTGGCGGAGATCACCCGCTCGGCCCGGGCCTTCAGCTTGGAGAACTCAACCTGGTCGAAGTGAATCCACTCGGCGTAAAGGTCGTCGGTGTTCTTGTTGACGGCCATGTACATCGCCCGGTCCATGCCGGTGTAGCCCATGTAGGCCTGCATCTGGGAGTAATGCTGGGGCTTGGCCTTCTGGACCTTGTTTTTGACCAGGTCGTTGAATGACTTGTCGCCGTGGGTCTTGTACTCCAGCACGGCCCAGGCCTTGGGCGCCTCTGGGAAGCCGCGGCCGGCGCCGTCCATTGAGCCGGCGAAGTGGCCACCCAGGTCTGACACGCGCCACTGCTGGCCGTCGGGCGTAGTGTCGTGAACCTCGACGCCGATGCGCCGCAGGTTGGCGGTAAAGCGTGGCTCGGCCAGTTGGCCGGTCTCAAACAGGCGCAGCATGCGGCCGGGAAACTTCTTGGCATCGACCCACCGGAAGGTCATCCACAGGTAGCGCTCGCAGGCGTGGCCGATCAGGCTGGCGCCCAGGTGCGGGCGGTTGCCGTCCTCAGCGTCGCTCTCGTAGGCCTGGTAGATCTTGGCCACCGTGGTGTTCATGGGTTCGGGCAGTGTTGCCATCGGGAGTTCTCCGTGTTTGACCATGCCCCCGCGCGCGAGGGCACAGGCCGGTCAATCGTCTGTGTCGGTTGCTGCTGACGCAGCGCGTGCGACCTCGATCTTCACGCCGTCTTGCATGGCGGCGACTAGGGTCTTCTGGCTCGCGCGCTCGACGGTCAGGATGTCGCGAGCGACGTGGCGCAGCGCAACGCTCTTGCTGGATGCTTCGACCAGTCGGAATGCGTCAGGGCCTTGCACGGCGTAGATGTGAGTGTTCATCAGTCAGTACCTCCAACGGCGGTGTCAGTGTCAGCCGACGATGCGGCGGCGGATTCAATCTGGTGCTCGGCCTGCGATCGGATCTCGCCGATCAGGCCGGCGGACTGTTCAAACGGCAGCTTGCTCAGGGCGTAGAGCACCAGCTCTACGCCGGGCTGGACCATCTGGATGTTGAGGATGGGAGGTTGGTTTGGCATGTTGCCTTTCAGGCTTTGGTTGGGGGAATGGTGGGGCCTACTCGCTGCACTGCGCTCTGCAGTTCGTGACAACACTGCGCAGCATCCGCTTTCAGCCCCGAATGTCAGGCGGCCCTTTTGGCCCACGGCGGGACGCTGCCACTGGCTGCGGCAGCAGCAGGCGCGGCAGTAGCAGGCGCGGCCGGGCGCTGCGCGGGCGGGAAGGAGCCACCGGCTGCAACGGTGCCGGCGGCGGCTTTGAAGCCGACCACCTCGTTCTGCGGCTCGTACTTGCCGGACTCGTCGACCCGCACCTTCAGCTTCACGGAAAACGGCTTGTTGTGCAGCTCGACGGTGTCCTGCATGCGGACCACGCCGATGGAATCGCACAGCTCACGGAGCTGCTGCTGGGCGATCGTCTCGGCTTTGGGGTTGGTGTGCTGCACGTTCAGGCGTGCCCAGACCTTGCGGCCGCGGTAGCCGTCCTGCAGCACTTCCAGGGTCAGCTTCAGCGCCTGGCCGTTGCCGCTGGCGAGCAACACGATCTCAGACTCGATGACCTGGGCGGTGTAGAAGCCAGCGGGCAGCAGCTCGTAGTTGGATTCCCGTTTCTCAACGGTGCTGGTGTCGAAGTTGAATTGCGCCATGATGGGTGTCCTTTCTAGGGATTAACGGGCGGTGGCGGAGGTGACCTTCGCGGCAATCGCCGAAAGGTCGGGGGACTCAAACATGTCCAGTGACCCGGAGCGGTCCTTGGCTTCGTAGTTGTAATCACGGTTGGTCTGCAGCCAGCGGGTCGGGTTGCCGTCGGCATCTTTCTCGACGCGCATCGCAAACACGAAGTCGAAGAAGTACCCCACGCCCTGCTTGAGCATGTTGCCGGGCATGGCCGGGTAGTACAGCATTGCGCCGGTCTGTTCGTCCTTGGCGCGCTCCTGCTTGCAGGAGAAGTAGACGTTGCGGCCAGGCAGGTCGCGGAAGGCGCGGATCAGATCCGTCATCTTCTCGGCCAGCGCACCGTAGGCCTGCCGCGGGTCCTTGGCGACCTTCTTCTCGTGGTTCAGGACCACCTCAGCAATTTCGCTGATGGAGTCCAGGCAGATCCACTTGAAGGCCTGGCCCTCGGCGGTCTCGGTCACGAAGGCGTAGGCCTCGTAGAGCTGGTCGAGGGTCTTGACCTCGATCACGGAGATGTCCAGGTGGCGCAGGGACAGCAGGCCGGACTCGGCGCTGATGATCACGGTGCGCTCGCCCGTGGTGCCACAGAGGCTGGTCTTGCCAGCGCCGGCAGGACCGTGGACAAGGAACTTCAGGCCGCTCAGTTGAGCGGTCTGTTTGGTGGATGAGAGGGTGATTGCCATGTCGTCTCCAGGCAGTGAAAAATGAGCAATGTGATATTGCCCGGCAGTGCAAGATCAGATCGCCTTGATCTCGATCGAGGGGCTGGCTTCCTTGGCGGTGACAAACACCGCGGCCTTGCCGGCGTCGGCAGGGGCCAGCTTGCGCAGGGCGCTGACGCTGACGCCGGCCGTCCACTTGAAGCTGTCCTGCACGTCCTTGGGCAGCGTGGACCAGGCCTTGGACAGCGCATCGCTGTCGACCTTGCGGTCGACCTTGTAGGTGACGGTGAGCTTCCACTCGCCGGCCGGTGCGGACACGCTGCCCTCGGGCTTGGCGGGGTCCTTGAGCAGCTCGGCGAGCTGCTTGTCGATGTCGCGCCGCGTGGCGATTGCGGCATCCTCATCGCGCTTGGCGGCGATGCGGGCGGCGACCAGTTCGGTGATCGTCATGGGCTTCATGTTCGTCCTTTCGGAGTGGTTAAACGTGCGTCTCGCTGATCAGTGTATCAGCATTGTGAAGGCCTGGGCAACCCTCACGCGGCCATGTCGTTGGCAGGCTCGTAGGTCAGGGCCTGCAGGTTGCGGATTTGATCTTCCAGGCGGTCGACTTTGGCTTGAGCCTCGGCCTGGACGGTCTGGACCTGCTTGCGCAGGACGGCCACTTGGCTGGCGGCCACGTCGTTGGGCGTGTCCAACTCCACGGTGACGGTGCCATGGCCGACAACGATGTAGCCCTCAGCGGTCGACATGTCAGTGGTTGAGTAGATGAGGTCCTGGGCAATGTCGCCGCTTCGCAGGGCCTCGGGGTTGAGGCGGCTGTAGGGGCTGGCGACAGCGAAGACTTCGGTGGTGATGGTGCGCTTCATGCCGTCACCTCGCAAACTTCAGCGGCGCTGATCAACAGCGCTGCTGCGCTGCGGTACAGGTCAGCAGCCGCGGCGCGGTCACCGGCCTGGAATGCGCGGTCGGCGCGGCCGGCCAGGGCCATCGCCTCGTCGCTGGCATGCACCGGGTCGGTGTCGTCGGCGTCGTCTTGCTCGGGCTCGGCGCGGTTGTCGTAGGCGCGCTGCAGCGCACTGAAAGCGGGGGAGAGAATGCTGCCCATGGTCTTGTGTCCTTCAAGGAGTGCCTGGCGCCGCCAGGTCGGTGCGGTCTTTGTTGACCACAGGTGGATCATATAACAGTTGTGAAGCGTCTGGCAATAGCCATTGTGATGATCTTTTCGCTCTGGTTCTGGTTCTGCGCCTTGGACTCCTCAATCGGCAGCCACCCGTAGCGGCGCCAGGTGGCCTGGACGTCGGCGCCGGTGGTCCAGACGAAGTCGGGGTGGCCGACGGGGATGAGGGGCTCGGTGCGTTTCGGGGTTGGGGTGTTCATGGGCTGGTCTCCTCAGAGGGTCGTTGCCTTGTCGATGAATGCGACAAGGATTCCGGCGAGGCCCAAGCCCAATGCGAGGGCGGCCAGCACGTCAAGGCCTGCGCTGATGCGCCTGTTGGTGCGGGCAACAAAGGCCCGGCGGTTCTGGATTGCTCCAGGATGCTGCCGGTGCCTGGCAATGCTGGCCAAGCTGTTGTCGTGGTGCATGGGGTTGCTGCGGCTCATTGCGCGGCTCCGGTTGCTTTGGCGATGGCGGCGCGGGCCTTCTCAACCCAACGCATCAGATCATCATCAGTGGCCGCCATGCTTTGCGGCATGCTCTTGAGGGCTTCCAGCAGATCAGGCGCGGCGGCGATCAGCCTGGCGTTGGCCTCAATTTCCGCGCTGGTCCGCCCCAAATGCTCTTGTTCAATGGCTGCCGGGTCGCAGG